GGTGTTCACGGGAAGTGTAGACACAACAGTTTTAAGGGATGCCAGCTTTGCCGCAACCGAAGTCGCGCTGAAGTATTCGCCAGTTGGACGGGGGCTACTTCAGGAAATGCAAGAGGTTGCTTTCGCAGAACACTTGAATTCGGATCAGTTGCAGGAGAGATTCAAGGATCGATTACCAAATGCATTTCCAATCGACGCGCAACGAGCGGAGGATGGCGCAGAGGATTTTGCAATGAACGGCTATCAACTGGTGCCGCGTAGCAGCGCCCGACCTTCGGCGGGCGGCGGCTCTTTGGTCGAAAGCGAACAGATCGTTGACTACATGGCTTTCAAGCGCGACTGGTTGTCAAGGGTGCTTGGCATTACTCACAACGATATTGTCCTGGTTGAGGTACGCGGCGATTCGATGGCGGACACGCTGTTTGACGGTGATCTTGTGCTGATCGACATGCGGCAAAACACGCTGGATGTGTCGGCAGTATTCGTGATACGGGTCAACGACGCGTTGTTAGTGAAACGGGTACAGCACAATTTCGATGGATCGGTAACGATCAAGAGCGACAACAGCCGATATGACCCGGTAACGAAATCGGGGCAGGAACTCAAGGAGTTGCGCATCGTAGGGCGTGTGGTTTGGCCGCGACTGCGATAGCAAGGATTAAAACGGCAGGCGTTCGCCGTTTTGTGATGAATAGACACTACAGGGAGAACAAATTGAAAAACATTTTGCTGGTCATGTTGCTCGCCTCATCAACTGCTTGGGCTGATACGCCTTGGTCGCCCCAGGAAGCCAAAGAAAACGCGCAGATATTGATTGACAAGGTTATCGAAGGCCAAAGGCTCCTGAAATACGCCGTGCAAACAAAAGACTCGCACGGGTGGAATGGATACATTGAAAGCCAGCTCATGCCAATTGCAGAGGCATTTCGCACGCAACGCATGGGGCTGAATAATAAAAACGTCGAGAGATATGAGGATTGCGAGGAAGCGTTAGCCGATTATTGGAGCTACTCAAATACGCTATTCAAGAATGACGGGATGACGACACTATCGGTCAGAGGCTCGGCAAAAAAGGAGTTCAATGAATACTTCGCCTCCTGCAAAAAATCCGCTGGCTGGCAACGTAGTTGACATGCATATTTTTACCGTGAAGCGGTGAACAATTCACGCTTCACGGTAAAGGCTATGAGCGTTCGTTTATAAGCCCCAATCTTCGCACTTGCGGCAGTGCAAATACAGTAGCTTCCCCTTGAGTTTCCCCTCGGTCATTTGGAGCAAACCGGAACCGTACCGCGAAATTGTCCAGTCGCCCGCATCCCCATTTGCAAACTGAATCTTCCCCTCGGCCTCGCAGGAAGAATAGTCTGAGTCATGAAAATTTGACTCGCCTGATACCAGTCGTGAGTGAGTAAAGAAAAACGTACTCAGCTTCTGATTCATGACAAACGTATCGCATCGCTCCTTCGGATCATAGTCAACGCGCTTGGATGGTGTGGTAACGGTGATGCTTGTGATTTTTCCGATTTTGTAAGATGGAACTTTGTAGTAGTCGGGGTCATGATCTTGTGTAGGAGGCTGCTCTTGCGCCATGCTTGCCGTTGCACACAACCCGAACGACAGCGCGAGACATCCAATTAGTTTTTGCCAGGCCATTGAGCGGTAATCCCTTCAGTTTCATTCTTTCTGGAGACTTGTGAGTGTGGGAACACCTGATCACTCGGCACGTGAAGATTATCTTGAATCTTTTTCAAAAGCGCGGCGAGCGCCCTGTTTTGCGCCGGAGTAACCGTCTCAAAAACTCCATATTTTGCCGTCAAATCGCTGATTTGTCTTTCGCTCATACCTGGCTTGATGTACTTCGGGTCAAGCACGCACTTGCCCACAAGCTCAATCCCTATGGCGTCTTCGTTTGAAGGGAATCGTAAAGGCACCGATTTTTGCATCTCGATTTTGTTCACTTGACCCGGCTTAAAGTTCCTGTCGGCTCTCACCTCTGCCGCAGAACAAGAGTGCGATTCAAGGCATTTTGCGCGCAATTTTCCGACATGCCAGGTCTTCTTTTTAACCGATGCTACCTGATACGTTTTTCCATCCTTATCAATGAGGAAATGCGCGCCATTTGCACCGGCATTTCGGTACGAATTCAGCGTTGCATCTGCACTGGTCGAGTCCGTTTGATGAACGATGATCCCCTTCACGGTTTTCAAGGTGCCATGTTCGATCATTGGTCGCCACGCTGGCGTAATGCCAGCATCGACAAACCATCCCTGTTCGCTGATATCTGAAGCCACTGAGTGTCCTTTCAATAAAGTTACTTTTTAAGCAAGTTGGCAGCGTAACACAGTGATTGGTAAATTTGCACTGTGATTTCCTGCAAATTGCCCGCTGGAAATCGACAGCCTTGCATTAAGTAAAGCGCTTTAATTACGCCAGCTCGCGCGCACGCGTAACCTCGCTCTATGACAGGAACAATTTCATTCCTGAATATTTTAGGTGAGGCACGATGAATATTTCATTGCACATATCAGGCGCTGGTTTAGCCATTGAAAAAAAATACGAGCAAGGCCCGGAAGGCGGATTTGCAAACCGCGCTTACCTCTGCCCAGCTGGAAAACTGACAATCGGCTACGGCCATGTGATCGTTTCGGCTGGTGACTACATGCGTACAGCAGAGATCAACGAAGACACAGCATGCACTCTTCTTGCCAATGACAACCTGGTTGCCGAAAACGCCGTAAAGCGTTACGTCACCGTGGCACTGAACCAATACGAATTTGATGCCCTGACAGCGTTGACTTTCAATATCGGCGAGGGAAATTTTGCGACTTCAACGCTAGTCAAAAAGCTGAACGCTGGCGACAAGCGCGGCGCAGCCGATGAGTTCCTGGTTTGGGACAAATTTCACGACCCTCACACCAATTTGCTGCGCGTAGCCCCTGGCTTGGCTGCCCGCCGTGCGGAAGAAAGAACGCTGTTCCTGGAGGAAGACAATGCGTAACCGATTCAGCACATTGCTCACTGCTTCAATGATGGCTGCTCTTAGTGCCGTGTCGCTGTCCTCGCAGGCACACAACTTACGCGACTGGCCGGCCTATTCGCATAACACTTCCACTTCCTTGCGTAGCAAGAAGGCAACCGGGAACACAGTCGCAAGTGCAAAGCGCAATGCACAAAAGCGACGCAATCGACTACGCAGTAAGCGCACGAACTCTCGCTAACGCAATGCCAAGGCTGTTTCAGTCCATTCGCAGGACGTTAAACCTGTGGCTATTAAATATCGCATTGTGGAGTCCTTCTCGTTCGGCAATGCGCTATCAACCTGTGGCCGTAACTACGCCGCAATCTTTATCAACAAATGTTCAATCTTTTGAAGGGAAGCACATGAATTTGCTGGCAATTATTCAAGGTATTCAAGCACTCGAACAACTGATGCCTACCGTCCTGTCGTTTGTGAACACTGTTCATCCGGGCGACAACCAAGCATCGCAAAAAGCTACTACAGCGGTTGCGATGACAGAAGCCGCACTCACTTCGGCTGGTGTCGCAGCTGAGACATATGCACAACTGCGCCCCGGCATCGTCGCCGCCGCACAGGCTCCGTTGACGATTCCGCGAATCACCCCCACTGCAACTGCACAAGCGCCAGCGGCAGTTGGTGCTGATGCATCAACCCAAGCTGCTGCTGTTTCGGGCACTTCTCAGTAAGCCAGTCTAAGCACCATAAAGCCAACGGTTGACCAATCGCCCAGATGAAGGCGCTGGTCAACCGCTTCGATCAAACAAAGGGAAGTCGATGACGATTTCAATAGTTCAAGCCTGCAAACTTGCAAAGTCAATCTACGCGCCGATTGATCCGGGCGTGTTCTCGATGGTTTCCGAACTGGAGGGCATCACTGTTGGCTACGCGGTTATCGACGGATGCAGAACATTCACATTCTCAGGCAGCGAATGCAAAGAGGACTGGATTCGCGACTTCCGCGCAATCCCCGTAGACACGGGGGCGCTTGGTGTCGTGCATGAAGGATTCTGGATAGGGATGTTGTCTACATTCGAGGCATTGAAGCCTCTACTGGTTGGCGACATATCCATACAGGGGCATTCGCTCGGATGTCCTCACGCAACCTTTTTGGCCGGTCTATGCGCTCTGAACGATATCCCTGTAGCGCAACTCTGCCTGTTCGCACCGCCGCGCCCTGGATATAAGCAGTTGAGGGATATTGTGCAAGCGCATGTTCCAAAAATCTTTGCATTTAGAAACGGGGAAGACCCTGTGCCGGAAGTGCCGATCCGCATTCCGATGGTCGCGCCGTGGGAACCAGTTGCGGACTTGATCGAGCTGGACGAGCAGCCAGAGGGAGGCATTCTGGATGTGTTCGGTTTCCACAGTGAAGCCCTGTACTTGAGCGGCGTACAAAAACTATACCCAGAGCAAATTTAAGATGACCACGATTCAAATTGATTTCTGGGATTTAGTTCGCATGGGCGGCGCTGCCGTCGCTGCACTCATCGGCGCATTTTGGGTGCTTGTTGTCATGATGGTTAAGCAGTTCAAGGCCGATCTGAAAAACCGCTTTGATGAACTGGAAAAGGCCCGCGAGGAAGCAAGCAAAAATGTTGACAAGCAGCTTGTGGAATTGGCTGCACAGCATTCCAAAGCTAATACGCAAGCTACAGAGCGTCTTGACCAACTGGAGACATTGCAACGGAACACCGATAAAGAACTCCTGATGTTGCGCGCTGAGTTGCCGGAAAAATACGTCAGGCGGGAAGATGCAATCCGCTCGGAAATGACCGTGCATGCCAAGTTGGACGGCTTGGCGAGTCGCATGGATAGCCTGTTGAGGAATAAGAACAATGTCTAACTTGGATATGGAAAAAGCACGTCGCGAGACAAACCGATGGCTGATCTTGCAATGCTTGAATTGCGCAAGGCCAATAGGTGCAAGCGAAGCTCTCATTATTTCCGCGCTTTCCGACACGGTGCCCATTTCAAATCTGGAATTGCGGCGCGAATTGGATTATCTGGAAAGTCGAGAACTCATCGAAATCGCTAATAAAGGCGGGGCATCCTGGCATGCCAAGTTGGTGCGGACAGGTATTGATGTAGTCGAATACACCGTTAGCTGCGATCCTGGCATCGCTAGACCGCCGAAATACTGGTGATAACGATGCCGATCAATCAAATACAAGGGCGGCGCTAATGGCCCCGCGTTCTAGGGTGACTAGCCTTCCAAAAACAGTCAAGGAATGGCTCGATAACGCGCTGATCGACGGCAATTTTTCGGCTTATGAATTGCTTTCGTCAGAGTTGAAGGCCAAAGGCTTCGATATCAGCAAATCGGCACTGCATCGTTATGGTTCGCAGTTTGAAACCAGAATGGCAGCAATCAAGCTCGCAACTGAACAGGCCGAAGCAATCGCAAAGGCTGTGCCAGACGACGAAAACGCTTTATCCGACGCACTGCTGCGCGTCGTACAGGAAAAAGTGTTTTCGATGCTGATGAATTTGGAGGATGACCCAAAGGTTGGTTTTGCAAAACTCGCGACCATCGCAACAGAGATCGCGTTTGCCTCAACCAACGTAAAGGAATTCCGCAGCAAGATTAAGGAAAAAACCAAAGCTGCGGCGGATAAGGTTGCCGACATCGCAAAGAGTTCCGGTCTTTCCGGCAATGTAATCGAAGAAATCAAGCGGAGCATTTTAGGAATTTCCGAATAGCAGTAATGACGGGCGGAGAAAGTGCCGCATTCTTTCAATCATCAATCAGGAGTCAACATATGGACTTAGCAAATCAAGTAGCACAAGATCAAGCGAATATCGCCGCAACGCAATCGCAAATCGCGACTGACGAGGCAACACTGCAAAGCGAGCAAGCTGCACTGGCTGCGGATCAAGCCGCGCTTGCCCAAGCAGCAGCCGCTTCTTCGACAACGACCACAACCACTTCGACGCCCGATACCACGTCCGCACAACCTACAAGCGGCACAGCGGTTTCGACGGTGGCGCAAAGTTTGGACACGTCGGACTCGACAACGAATGCAACCGGCACCACTGGAAGCGGCACGACTGCTGGCAGTACGGATACAACATCGGCACAAAGTGGCAACGCAACGACCAGCACAACCATCGACACCACGTCGCAAACCACTACCGGCAGCACGTCCTCCGGTTCCGCGTCTGGTGCCACGGGTCAAAGTCAAGCATCCACTGACGCGCAGGCTGTAGCTGCTGCACAAGCGCAAGACCAGGCCGCTCAAGCAGCAGCAGCAGAGGAAGCGCAACTGGCCGCGAAGTATCCGCAATTGTTCAGTGTCTTTGATCAAATGGATGCGCAGGCTTCCGCTTTGCTGGCAAGTACCGCTGGCAATTTGTTGTCGCAACTGGTCGCCGAGGCACGTGTAGCAGCAGTCGCGGCGCTGACACCGGAAGCAGCATAACCACGTAAGTAGTATCTCCACAAAAATACCGCGCCGTTCTACCTGGCGCGGTATTTCTAATCCCACTCTTACCGATCTGATGGTGGCCTACCTTGGCGATAACAAATCTACTCAACGGGTTCATAACTGGTATCGGGTTCGGTATTGGCTTGTCCGTCCTTAATCTGAGTGTTCGCGCTGTACGCGACTTGTATGCCTTTGCAAAACAATTCATTACGTCATGACTGGTTCTGTTCTTTTGCCATATCAGCAGGAATGGGTCGCTGATGATTCACAAGTCATGGTCGCTGAGAAATCGCGCCGTGTTGGCTTGAGTTGGACAGAGGCGGCAAAGTCCGTATTAAAAGCCGCCGCCGAAAATGGGATGGATACCTGGTACATCGGCTACAACAAAGACATGTCGGAGGAGTTCATTCTTGATTGCGCGTTCTGGGCAAAGCATTTTAATACTGCCGCCGAAGCGTGCGAGGAATTCTTGTTCAAGGATGAAGATCGCGACATTCTTGCTTTTCGTATCCGATTTGCGTCAGGCAACCGGATAATCGCGCTGTCATCGCGCCCCTCAAACCTTCGCGGAAAACAGGGCCGTGTGATCATTGATGAAGCTGCCTTCCATGAAAAACTAGGCGAGCTATTGAAGGCGGCATTCGCGCTTCTGATTTGGGGTGGCACTGTATCGATCATTTCTACACACAACGGAGTAGATAATCCGTTCAATGAACTGATCGAGGACATACGAGCAGGGAAGAAACCATACAAGCTCCATCGCATCACATTTGATGAGGCTATCGAGCAAGGGCTGTGCAAGCGCGTCTTTCTCTCGACCGGGCGCACTTGGTCGCCAACCGCACAAAAGGAATGGAGCGAGTCTATTCGGGCGATATATCGCCCGAACGATGCAGAGGAATTAGATTGCATTCCATCACAGTCAGGCGGGGCATATTTGTCCCGCGCATTGATCGAATCGCGCATGGATTCGTCGTTGCCAGTGCTACGCATGACATGCCCAGAGAATTTTGAACTGCTGCCCGATCTAGACCGGCAGTCTTTTGTAGTGGACTGGATTGAGGAATATCTTGAACACATAGTTGCAGCGTTGCCGAAAAATCCACGCTCATATTACGGCATGGACTTCGCCCGATCTGGAGACCTTTCTGTTATTGCCCCGCTGGTCGAAGATTCTGGTTTGCATCGACGTGTGCCGTTCCTGATCGAATTGCGCAATGTGCCGTTCAAACAACAGGAGCAACTCTTGTTCTGGCTGGCAGATCGACTGCCACGATTCGGAGCGGGCGCGCATGATGCGCGTGGCAATGGACAGTATCTCGCTGAGGTGGCAATGATGAAATACGGCGCGACGATGATTCATCAAATCATGCTGGCGCGTGAATGGTATCGCGAGAACATGCCGAAAATGAAAGCCGCATTTGAAGATGGCGAAATTACGATTCCAAAAGATGCAGACGTTCTTGACGACCTACGTGCGATCCAGGTAGATAAAGGTGTGCCGAAGGTGCCGGACACCGGTCACACAAAAGGAAGCGATGGCGGTCAGCGCCACGGTGATGCGGCGATTGCTATTTGCTTAGCCTGGTTCGCCAGTTTGAATCCAGGGGCTGTGATCGAGTTTGAATCGGTAGGAGAAAGAACAATTGGCGGTAGTTTTAATGATTACATGGGTGCGCTATGACAGAAGGAATTCAAAACCCGGCTCTGCCGTTTGACGAAAAGGTTAGTGCAGGTGGTGACGGCGAAAAGACACCTGTATTTGACGAAGTGTCGATCATTGCGCGACAGCTTATACTCGGTGCATATGATCGCCTATTGCCAAAGGATGACACGCTACTGACGCGAGCCGGGGGCACTGCGCTCGGCCTCAAGTTATATGACGAACTGGAGCGTGACCCAACCGTTTGGGAAGCTCTCCAAAAGCGCAAAATGGCGCTCACGTCCCGCAATTGGAAAGTTACCCCGCCAGAAGGCGATACTTCCCGCGCCGCGAAGAAAGCAGCCGATCTGGTCGGCGCGCAGTTTAAAGCACTTGGTTTCGACCATGTATCAACCACAATGCTGGACGCAACCAATCGCGGGCTGTCTACAAACGAAGTAATGTGGACGAAGAATGGTAGCGAGATCGTCTGCGACGAAGTGCTGGATGTTGAACCGTGGTGCTTTGAATTCCGCTTCAAGCCTGATCCTGATGAATACCTGTTCGCTCGCTGCGGCGTGCGTTTGCTGACTCCGAATAATTACGGCGACGGCGAAAAGGTTCCGCATCGTAAATTCCTCATGCATCGTTTCGGTGCCAAATACAACAATCCGTGGGGGCTTGGCCTTGGAACACGGTTGTTCTGGCCGGTGTTCTTCAAGCGTCAAGGAATTCAATTCTGGCTGGCGTTCGCTGAACGATTCGGGACACCTGTACCAGTCGGTAAGTATCCGAACAATGCGCAGCCCAGCGAAAAAGCAACGCTACGTTCGGCACTGCGGGCATTCGCGCAAGAAGCCGCGATCATGGTTCCTGAAAGCATGAATATTCAACTGTTGGAGGCTGCGCGTTCGGGTATCGATACTTATGAGCGCCTCTGTCAGTACATGGACAACCAGATCACCGGCATTATTCTTGGCACACCAAGTGGCGCGGGTAGATCGGGAGGTCAGCTTGCTTCTGCGATCAACACAGCCAACGAAGTGCGTCTTGAATTGGTGAAAGCTGATGCTGATCTATTGTCTGATTCGCTGAATCGCCAGGTAGTGCAATGGATTGTTGACTACAACATGCCCGGCGCACCATATCCAAGCGTGGCTCGCATCGTAGAAGAACCAAAAGACCTTGCGATGTTGGCCGCAACCAAAAAGATCATTTTCGATATGGGTTATAAACCCACGCTGGAGTCGATCAAGCAAGACTTCGGCGGTGATTACGTCGAGATCACGCCTCCAGCGACGACGAACGACCCGGACGCTTCGCTGGCCGACCATCCAGGAGCGGCAAATTTCTCTGACCCTGAAATACCAGGCGATCAAGCAGCGGTTGATGTGCTGTTGTCTGCTGTCGGACAGGAGCAATTGCAATCGCTGATGACAAAGATTTTGACACCAGTAATTGCGGCAGTACGTTCCTCATCAGATCATCAAGCCGCATTGGAAAAGTTGGTTGAATTGTTCCCCGAGTTGCCGATGGACGATCTACAACAGGCACTTGCACGCGCATTATTTGCGCTCGACACGTGGGGGCGACTGAATGTCGAAGTCGATCAAGCCTGATCTTACGGATTCTGACCTTCAGGCTGTTTTCGGGCTACCTCCCGAACAGGCTATCGCTTACTTTGAGCGAAAGGGTTTGAAATGCTCCTGGGACTGGCAGGAAGTATGGCGACACGCGAACATTCAATCCTTCACTGTCGCCAAAACCACCAAATTGGACGTGGTAAGTGATATCTACAATGCTTTACTAAATGATTTGAAAGAAGGCGGCTCTTTTCCGGCATTTTTGGATAAGTTGCAGCCGATCTTGACAGCAAAAGGATGGTGGGGAAAGCGCGAACAAACCAACAAATACACAGGTGAGATTCGCACTGTTACTTACGGCACGCCCTGGCGTTTGGAAACCATCTACGAAACCAACATGCAAACTGCGTATATGGCAGGCCGCTATCACGGAATGATGGCCGCAACGCAATATGCGCCGTGGTGGGAGTATTCGGCAATCATGGACAGCCGAACACGGCCAGCTCACGCCGCGTTAAATGGTTTGGTGTTTCGCTACGATGATCCATTTTGGAAGTCGTGGTATCCGCCAAATGGCTTTCGGTGCCGCTGCCGAGTTATCCCGCGCACAGATATAGAGAGACAGCGCGGCGACTTCGCGACATCGAGTGGTAATGGGCGCATGCAGGTTATTACTCAATCGGTTAAGAAGGCAGACGGCTCCCTCGTAAAGGTGCATATCAATGGTTACAAGATGCCTGGCACCGATAAGGTGGTTACACCTGATATGGGCTTTGATTACAATCCAGCAAACGCCAATGCGAAGCTACAACAGGTCTACGAGGAAAAGTTAAAGGCTGCGCCAGAGCCGATAAGAAAGCAGGCAGAGAAAGATGATTCGACTAAAAATTGATGACCGTCAAGTGCAAGCTGAATTTCAACGGATGCTCGCCAAATCGAAAAATCCCGAACCTGCCAACGCAGCTATATCGGCGCGTATGCTGGCCGCAGTTGAAGATAATTTTCGTGCAGAAGGTCGCCCAACGAAATGGGCAGCATTGCGACCTTCAACGCTTGCCGCTCGCGCCGCCGCTGGCAAGTCTGGGAAGATTTTGCAAGCCAGTGGGCATCTGGCGAGGTCGATCACTCCGTTTCACTCCCGTTTTGTTGCTGGTGTTGGAACGAATGTTCCATACGCAGCCGCGATGAATAACGGCTCGAAACCACACGTGATCAAACCAAAGAATAAGAAGGCTCTTGCTTTTGGTGGGAAGTTTTACAAGCGCGTCAATCATCCAGGAACGAAAGCGCGACCATTTATGGTGCTGGTGGAAAGAGACAAGGCGGACTTGCTTGAGATCATGGCCTTGCATATCATGTCAGGAGCCTGATTTTTTGGGGCTTTTTTTGTTTTACTCTGTATAACTCTATTACAATCAAATCCCAGAAAGTCCCGTTTTGTTTTGGCTCATCCCGGATTTATCTTATTAAACCCATAGGATTTATCTCACTCCCCCTCACATCGTGTTCATTGAAGCAACGACACAAGACGACGCTGCTAGTCGATTGCCTCGTTTGCTTGCCGACATCTGGAATGTCCCGGCAAAGACTGTTGATTTCTACAACCTTGACGATACCCCGGCGCTGCATGCCAGCGCGGTTGGCGGAGTCAAGAGTGGTGACGCCCGCTATTTCGAGATCGGATCACAGGGCGGA